TATTTTTGCCTTTCTTTTCAATACTCGTTTTTTATGACTTATTTTAACACTTAATCTTAAAAAATTCTTTTTTATTATATGTAAACGAGTATGATGTTTTTTCGCCTTCCACCGCAAAAACATCCCTCCCCATCTTATGAACACATAAACGCTATATATTATTATAACCATTTCAAGACGGAAAAGCACGTACCCATGTCCAAATACGTGCTTTTCTTATTTCAGGGATGAATTCCTGAACTTTTACACTATCATTATACTACTTTAAAATTCCTGATTGTTCCTGATGTTTATTTTTTCTGCAATTTTCCGGATTCCCAAACTCCCCAAATCTACACAATACTTATATGCGAAATGATGTGAATTAGCGATTATTCCCCATGGCTGACACAAGAAATACCGGTCAATCAATATAGATTTAAAAATTCCGTCTTTTTCAGAGAGTAACGAAATCAACTTGAAACCCTTTGTTCGCATATCACCGTATTTATTCAGTTCGGAAATCCGGAGCTCTTCAAATGTCTTCATCTTTTCTTCAAAAGCGATAACCATGTCGGATAAATCAGATGTTCTCCCGCCGGATACCCGGTCTTTGTCATAACGAGTAGCCTTCAAAGAGATCATATCCATTTCGTACTGCATCTTACATTGATTCAACGAATCAATTGTATGCCGACATTTCCGTATTTCCTCGAAAAAGTTTTTGACCTCCGCTTCCGTCTTTTGTGCTTCCTTTTTGATTTTTGTTGCTGCCTTTTCGTACGTCGGATCCGGGTTATGAAAAATGCCCGGTCGCATTCCGTTATTCATCATCTTCTCCCTTCAGTATTTTTAAAATTTCTTCTTTGTGTGCTTCCGCCGATTCTTTTGTTCTAAAGCAGTTTCCTATTTCCATTGCCATACAGTCAAACGTACAACCTCGTTCAGATATGTCACTACATACTTTACCGTCAACTTCTACCCACCAATATTTATCTCCGATTTTCGGCTTGAATGGAATTACTTTAAATTCATAAACATCGAAATATTTTATAAAAACAGCCCACATTGAATTATCATGCCATTCTCCTTTACTATTTTTTGTAAGTAGTTTCCCCTCATAGAACTTATTGTTAAAGTATTCTCCACTTGCGAGCCGCGCTTCAAACTCTTCATTTTCCGCAACTCCAATCCTATCCATTAGCATTTTCATCACTTCTTCTTTTAGTGTTTTCATACTTTCACCTTCTCCACATCTTCAACTAAAAATGCATTGATATTTAAACCGTGTTTATCAATCCAGCTCTGAATAACATTATTGACTGCGCATTCAAGTTTTTCTTTCTCATCATTATCGACACCCTCAAGAAAACCTTCTGCATATTCCCCATAAATCGCATATGCCCTATCCGTTAAATCTTGAATGATATCATCTGCATACACCTTGGGGCATGGACTTGTTATCCGACCGATATAGAAGCACATAATATCATCGTCAATATCATCATGAAAAACCTCTGAATAACTTGTATAAGATTCTATATTATACGGTTCAGCATTCATGAGTTCCTTGCGTCCCGCCTTTATTGCTTCTTCTTTGCTGGGATATGTATCATCACAGTTAAAATGATCTCCACCAATTCCTATTACCCATTCTTCTTTATCCTGTTTCATTTCCTCCTCCACCATTTTTGACACCCGATCCGCATCAACCCAACTTTTACTTCAATCGGGATTTTTTCAACATTGAAATATTCAGCATTCTTTATTATGTCTACTGCCATTTCTTCTGCATTAACAATAATTACTCCTGCTTCTGGGAATTTTTCGACCAGCACCTTTTTGATTTTCTCCTCATTTTCTTTGTACATATCCCACGGAAACGCATAATAAACTGCTCTCGTGTACTTTGTAAGATGTTTTTCTTCCTTTTTGAAATCTGCTAAGAAGTCACTATAACTAACTTTGATTTCTATCTCCGTTAAATAGTCATTTTCGTTTATCCATATTAAATCCGCTTCATGACGAACTCCCCCAAACGGGTATTCGTGTCCAATAAGCTGTCCATTATTTCCATGCTTAGGAACTCTACATGATGTTCTTGCAAAGCTAACATTCGGTATCATAATATTCTTTTCACCTAAATGTGCTGCTATCGCACATTGAATTAACGCTTCTTCTTTACTTTTACTCATGTCTCCTCCTTAATGTCTTCAACTACCTTACTCATCACATAGTCAGCACATGGCTGTGCCATTCCATTTCCGATTGCTCTGTACCTTGCTGTATCGCTCCCGTCTTCTGTCCAGTTGTCCGGAAGTCCCTGCAGTCTTTCACATTCAAGCGGCGTAAGGCGACGGACGTAATCTTTAACTATGATCGGATTTTGATAATTGAGACTATATCCTCCTTGGTTTTTTGCCTGTAATGTCATTGATATCTGCGAAAGTCGACTGTTTCTACAGTCAATCGCATAGGCAACCGCTAATCTTGTTGATGGTTTTAATGTAGATGTTTTATCCTCATAGATCGGCATGTTGTTTTTTATACTTGCGTCTCTGTTAAATGTGTATATGAGCGGTACTTGATTCCCGCCGGTCCCCATCCTGTTATTGAGTGTCTGTACTGTTCCGTCATTTCTTTCTCTTATGACGTCTTGCGCGTGTGTCATATCATGGACGCTTATACAGATGCCGCCTTGGTTTCTTGCTGGATTACTTCCGCTTAGATCTAACGTGTTGCTTTTGTCTACTTCTTTTATTCCAGCTCTCGGATTGTTGCTTTTCATCCCCTCGCTTTCGTATGATCCGATTCTGTATGTTTTGACAAGCACACATCGCTGGTCATGCATGCAGTTCAGCGCTCCTGCTTTTTCGCTCATTCTTATTGAGTTTATTTGTCCGTTTCCGATATCATAGACTGATGTTTCAGTACTTGGTACAGCAGTTCGGGTAAGCACTTCTTTCTTGCTTTCGCTCTCCTCAGTATTCCCTGGCATGCTTTCGGGCTCAAATAGTACTTCCGGTCTACCCCCCCTATTTCTAAAACTTGCAATAAGGAAGATTCTCTCTCAATGCTGGGGGACGCCCCAATATTGAGCGTCAAGGATTCTCCATGCGATATTACATCTCTTACTTCGTACCATTCCGCTTCTTGACCATCGTCCAGATCGAGGCATTGGAATATCGGCTTGTGTGATTTCGCTGAGCACTGCTTGAAAGTCACGCCCTTTGTTGCTTGAAAATGCTCCAAGTACGTTTTCCCATACGAAATATTTTGGGTATTCTCCTCTTGTGGCTCTAAGCATGTCGGAAACAACGTCATTTGCCGTTTTAAATAATCCGCTTCGTTCACCTTTTAATCCCTCTCTTTTCCCTGCCACCGACAAATCCTGGCATGGACTGCCTGCGCATATAATGTCTACTGGTGGTATTTTGCCGCCTTTTATTTTTCTGATATCGCCCAATTGTATGACGTTCGGGAAGTGTTTTTTTGTGACTTCCATGCAAAACGGTTCTATTTCCGATGACCACAGCGGAACAGCTCCGTTTCGTTCTGCCGCTATACACCATCCGCCAATCCCGTCAAATAGGCTACCTACTGTTATTTCCATCTATTTTCCTGTACTCCCCATACCGCCGGTCCTATCACCATCAGCGCTGTCATTATCTACTTTGTAATATCTCAGTTTCCTCTCTCTGTAAATCCGCTCTTCCTCGCTGCGCAGTTTTTTTGCCGCTTCGTCGAGTTTTATTGCCGCGTACATAATCAAGACAATAAACAATACGACACTTGCTACATCTATCACCGTATTCATTGCTATCACCCCTTAGAACGGTAAATCATCATTTTCCATCTGTGGCGGCAGTTCACTTTGAACTGTTCCGAACTGTTCAAAATCGCCTGTTCCTGTTCCCACTTCTGCTGCTTGTGCCTTCTTGATATTCAAAGGGCTCGCGACAAACTCCGCGACAATCTCCGTCATGTATTTTTTATCGCCGTCCTTGCCGTATGAGTAACTGCTGTACCGCCCTTCGACAAACACCGGCATCCCTTTCTGCAGCTGGTTACCGATAGCTTCTGCCCACGGCGGCCACGCTTTTACTCGTACATAATCCGTAAATTCCTGTTTTTCTCCATTCTGATTTACAAAATACCGATTGACCGCTACCGTCATCGTTGCTACCGCTTTCCCGGATGTCGTGCTCTTGATTTCAGGATCGCGTACAAGGTTTCCGCAAATCTGACAATTGTTCATATTTATCATGTCATTCTCCTTTGCTTTTCTTCGACTCAAGCGCTTTAATGACTACAGCTAATGCCATCCAAACTCTATCGTTAAATATTTTTTCTTCTTCAGCTGTTTTTCCGGCCGGAATCCAGTATGTACTGTCAGACTGTCAGATAGACCACTTAGCAATTCTTTTAATACTTCAATTGCTACTTCTAATATCACGATCCATTCCTCCTTTCTCAAACCTCATTTTTCCGCAGGCTTTCTCCTGCTTCTATAAGCAACCTGTTCGCATGCTTCAACCTGTCAAAAATCCGTGCCATGTACCTCTGATTCATTTCTTCCGGCGTCTTATTTGTCGTAATAATTACCGGCAGGAGTTCGTTGTACCGTTTAGATATAATTGCATCAACCGCGTTCAGTACCCAGTCATTTTGATACTCCGCACCCATGTCATCAAGAATCAGTAGATCTGTTTCTTTTGTGCGCGTTCGAACTTCTTGTGAAAGATTATTCTGCAGAAGGCTGTCCATCAATTCCGGCATCGTGATGAAATACGCCCGGTTATAATCTTTCATAATTTCCTGCGCTATGGCCACCGCCATTGTTGTCTTCATGCGTCCTACCGGTCCGGCGAATATAAGCCCTTGCCCTTTTGCCTTATGTGCCTTGAAATTCTTAGCGTAATCTTTCGCGATGGCATAGTGGCTTTTCAGCAGCTTGGAATCCGGTAATCCTTTTCTTTCAATGTTCTGAAACGTGCATGCATGGTACCGCCTGCCTATTCCGGCTTTATACAGCCGATTCGTCCATTTTTTTCTTTCTTCTGCCGCCTCTTCTGCTTCTGTCTTTTCGTTTTGCTCATTTAAGCGGCCATTGTTTTTGATAAATGTCTCCATTTTTTTCTGGAGAGCATCCATATCCTGTCCAATCTGTTCCATTTTCACCACCCATCTTTAATACCTTTCCACTCTTCCGGAGAGGCGATATGTCCATAGCTTCCTCCCGCTTTTTTCTGCTTTGGTCTTTTGAGTGACCAGAATCCGAGCCATTGATTTTCAATTGACTGCTCTACAATGAGAATGGCGTCCTCTATATTCCCGTTTGATAATTTTTTGAGTTGTGTCAAATTCTTTTTAAGAGCCGTCGGTGATACAGAAGCTTTCCTTTCTTCTCTCATGTCCAACCACCTTCAGAGTGATTCTTCCAATTCAGGATTGGATGAAAAGTAAGATTGAATGATTTCATCTTGAGAAGAAAGAACGTTCTTTTCTTCTTCCTTTTCTTTACTTTCCTTTTCTTTACTTTCCTTTCCTTTTCTTTTCTTTACTTTACTTTGTTCATTACTGTATACATTAATCGAGTTATTGCATACATTAATTGAGTTATTGTCGACATTAACGGAAATGAGTGCAAAATCCCTACGGAGAAACGCTGCTTTTCTTCGAGAAGTTACCTCCAAAAATCTTTTTTGGATTCCCGCAGAAGTCAGAATTCCATGTTTTTCCTTCATGCTTGCATCAAAGAAACCGACCTGTAAGGCTCTTTTAACAACCTCTTGTACGCATCCTTCCGTGACGCCAATCTCATCCGCCACTATGAAAGGCAAATCCTCTGTCCACCAAATGTAGTACCCCTCGTCTCGATAGCAGCTACCCAGCAGCCAGATTAGTACTGAAATTGCCGACGCACCGCATGACTTAATTATCCGGCGCACTTTCATATCCTGTAAAAAGCCGACATCCAAGGGAAAGTAATCAAGCCCTTGTTTGAGCGGCCGTGCCATGGCATCACCCCTTTCAATTAACCAGCATCATTCCAGCGGATATAGAGTTCCGTCTACATACTCATAGATCCTGATTCCTTTTGCTTTTGCATAACCGTATTCGGACATGCATCCTTTGCTCTGTCTCCAGTATCCGGACAAAATCAGAAGAGTGCAGTTGTTGAGAAGTCTAAAATCGTACCGGAGAATCTCCGTTTCTTCCATATTTTTTCCTTCCAAGAATGAATACGCATGGAGAGGAGAAATGATCGTCAGGTTGGGGTATTTCTTCATGATTTTATACGCGATGTCTCCTGTTTCCTCTACATTAGCCTCCTTAATTTCTCCCGCAAATACTTTCGCAAATACTTTCGAGCTTTTAGCGACGGGAGCGTAGGGAGCGTAGGGATGGGCCAAGTAGGCCATCCCACACTCCAGCTTCGGAAGAGGATTTCTCTTAATTTCTTCCATCGCTCAGTACCTCCCCTGTTTCTTTATCTACCGCAGGCGGTATTTCATCAAATGGGATTTCTTCGTCCTGCGGCGTTTG